TCCTCCGCCATTAGAGCCCCCATTAGACTCCCCATTCCCATTTCCATTGCCATTCGCACCATTTCCATTCCCATTCTTTTTCTTACCCTCTTCAGTCTCTTCTTCTTTTTCTTTACGCAACCATCCACCCAGACCAATCCGATACCCTAATGGGATCTTCTTGCACTTCTTATCTTTATAGCAGTAGTAATAACCCTGCTTACACTTTTTCATTATTAGTGTCTGAGTTATTATTATTTAGAAAACCTTGCTTCAGTAGTTTCTGCAACTCAGATGTAGAACCAACAAATACTGCATTGTTTGTAACACTGTTTGGACCTTTTGAAGCACTATCTTCTTCAAGATCTTTAAGTTTCTTTTGAAGGTCTGCCAACTTATCAGTGGTATCTGCCACACTTTTTATAAGTTGTCCAGCAACCTCATATGCTCTAGGACTCGCACTTTCTCCAGCGAGTTCCATGATACCATTGATTGCTTCTTGACCTTTTTCAATTAATGAATACAAGTTTGCCCTTGTATATTCATAATCTTTTGAGATATCGTTTTTTTCTTCTGGTCTTTTTATTGGTGCAGGTTTATCTACGCCCACAATGCTACTTTCTACATTGAGGGCTTCATCGATAGAATCAAAGTCTGGCATAGTTATACGTCAGTTTGCTGAGTTGGACTATACTCCTTACCATCATCAAAGAATTCAATAGTCTCACTGAAACCAAAGTCATCACCAGGTTCAGCGGTAATTGGGTCAGGTACAACAGTGTATCTGACTTCTCTTTTTGCGGTAGTAGTATTTGTATCTGCGTACATATCCACTTGAACCTTGCGAATGAGACCTTCTGGGTTCTCGGCAATAGGACCAAACAAATATGTTTTTGCTGTAAATTGAAGTCTGTAGATTAATGCTCTTCTGGTGGAGAAGTCACCCTCATAATCATCTTGGAATGAAACACTATTCAGTACAAGAGGAATGTCTTTTTTCTCTCCGATTGAATCAACTAGATCGACGGTTAGATTGAAAGATGGTTGGAAGTATGGGAGGATTTGTTCTACGATTTGAAGGGCATCATCATTTAACTTGCAGAAAATTGCCAACTCAAAACCAATGTTGTAGGGGACGGGCATGTAGACTTTTTTCATCTTGCCGTCACTACCTACTGCTCTGAAAGTCTGGGTAACACCAGCCTTTCTAGAGGGGTCATAACTAATATCTGTCATTTCAAATGACATTCTTGGTAGCGTAATCTGAGTTGCTTTATTCAGATTCGCTTGCTGTTCTAGTCTTGCCAGAAACTTTTGTGTTGGTGCATATGCGAGAGGAACTTTCATCTCACTTATAGAAGCACCATCGCTGTCTTTGTGAACAATATTCAAGTCATTAAATACTGTGCCAAATGCAATAATGGTCTTCCTAATGATTTGATGATAGTAATAAGTTCCTAACATTAGTAAGTACCAAAAGGATTAGTTTCTGAAAAATCAAGAATAGCGTCTGCTTCAGTTTCCAAATCTATATTTTGTTTGTATTTATCAGTTGTAGTATTTGCTGCAGAAACCTTGATATCATAGTTGGCACCAGACTTGGCACCTGTGATAGTTTCACCTGGAGCAAACATACCAGTTGTGATACCAACCTGAAGTGTGTAGGTATCCAGATCCCATCTCTTAACTCTGCCTGTTGCGCCAGATCTGGAACCAGTAACCTCTTCGTTGAACCAGTAACTTCCAGAACCAACTGCTGCAGGTGTTCCAACACCAATGGTTGGTGGACTGAAGAAACCAGCACCAGCATTGACAATACGAATATCTGAGATAGTTCCACCAGCACCAACAACTGCTCTGAGTTCTGCTGCTTTGTTTGGTGTGAGAGATGGAAGTGTTACTGTTACATCTGGTGCAGTTGTGTAACCAACACCACCAGTTCCACCAATGGCAACACGAATAATACCTTTCTTGTCAGTGGTAATACCAGCAGTTGCAGCAGCACCTGAACCACCGCCACCAGAGATGTAAACGATAGGATCAGTCTGATATCCAGTACCAGCATCTGTGATAAGGATTTCTTTAATAGATGTAATATTATTCCTAGTGGTGGTTATAGCAACAGCTTTTGCAGTTGTAAAACCAGCAGGTGGTGATGTGAATGTTACAAGCGGAGTGCTTGTGTATCCAGAACCATCATTATTCAGGAATATCTCTCTGACATAGTTTGTTCCAATAACTGCCGTAGCAGTTGCAACAGCACCACCTGACAAGAGATTGAGATCAATAATATGTCCTTGAGAAGCAACTGTGGTATCAATCGCTTCGATACTAGTATCAATAACTTCATCTTCGTATTCGAAGAGTTCACATTTCAGTTCGTAGACATACGTCTTACCTAACTGATAGAATGGTTGCTCATGCTCAACAAACTTTACTTCAAATAGTCTTGAACCAAGTGGGAAGTAAATGAGATCTCCCTCTCTAGGTCTCATTGTTACTTCAATTTCAGCATCACTTTCTTGGTCCAAGAATGGTGAAATGAAGTCTTCAAATCTTTCTTGTGAAATAGTAAGTGTAACCTCATCTCTGAGACTTACACCAAACTTTGTCATTATATCTCCAGCACCACTATATCCATCAAAAGTATTCACATATGCTTCGAGTAAGAAGTTATCATCAAACTTTGATGATGTAACTTCCTCAAGAATAGTCTCTTTTCTTACAAACTTTCTAGGAATATAAGTTACTTCAACACCATATATCTTGAGTTGTTCATTTATCAACTCTTGAACTAATCTTTGTTCTCCGTGAGAACCTTGTAGAAAAAATGGATTAAGTGCCATCAGCCAATAAAGTCGAGAGGAGGAAGTTCATACTCATTAGACATTCTTGACTTGATGTCCGCAAGTTCTCTTTCAGCATCATCATAATATTGTCTTCCATTCAGTTCAATACCACCTGGAAGTCTGGTTCCACTAAACTTCATCATGTTTGCTCCCCACTGTCTCTTGATAAGAGCGGTGAGATATAGTTTCATGAAACTATCATTATATACTTGAGTGAATGTTTCGGGGTCAAGTGCTCTGTGACAGTCAATAACAATGAAGTCACCAGGACTGACAGTTCCCCAGTCAATATCAAGATACATTCTGTCTTGACGTTGGTTGAATCTTATTTGCTTATCTGTAGTCAGTAGGAAGTCAATATCTTCAAGATATGTCTTTGTCATCGCATACTGTAACAGTTCAACCGAGTTGAACCTATACAAGTCATTCAAGAATAACTGATATTTGATACTGAACATACCACCAGAGATGGTGCTTGTATCAAACTTAAATACTTTCTCAATACCAACAACCGAGTCTGGTATTTGAATGAAGTTAGAATTTTCGTAATATGTGGAAGTTGTAGTGCCGTAACCAGAAATGTTTGTAGAGGTTGCACTTGTAGTTACAATACCAACACCAACTGTTCCTTTTGCTTGTCCTCTATCTATTTCATCTTGAGTGAACTCGTGCTTGAGATACATTCTCTCAACACCATTATAATGACGCTCCGAAAAATACTGTAGCGCATCATCTACCAGGTCATCGATCTGGTCATCGTCTACGTTTATTTCTAATACAGGTGCTCCAAGTCTTCGCAAACAATAATCAATTAATCCTTGGCGTGATGACGGTTTTGCCATTAGAATTCCTCAGTATTTTTGGTAGTTCTCTTAGGTTTCTTCAATTTCACCAACTCCTCTTCAAGTTCTGAAATGGTATTGGATAAAGTCATTACTCTGGCATCGAGAGCGATAGTCTGCGCTAAGAGTTCTCCTGACTTTTTTTGATATGCAGCAATCAAGTTTTTAATTTCAGTTTCGTTCATAATAGATACAAAAAAAGGTGGGACTCGCCCACCTGTATTTATAAGTTGTCGTTAATATCAGAACGAACCACCATCTACGGTTATGTTCTCAAGGAATCTTTCAGTTCCAGTACAGGAGATAACTTGAGACTGACCAGCACAGTCATTAATGAACAGTCCTTTGAATTCAACATCAGCATAAGAGGAAGCAGTCAATACGCTAGTGTTTTCTGAAGTTTCATCAGCAAAAACAAGTCTTGAGACAGAATCGTCCCAATACATTGCTGCCTTCTTAGCAGAACCAGAATAGTAATGAAGGATAACACCAACGTCAATATTGGCATCGGAAGAAGGTGCTACCAGTGAACCACCACTATTGACAAGACCAATCTCAATGAGAGAATCTTCAACCTTCAGTGTTTCTGTATTGATGATAGACTGTGTTCCAAGAACAGTAAATGTTCCGTTAACAGTCAGATCATCAGCAACTGTGGTTGTTCCACTAGCAGAGTCAAGAGTTAATCCACCAGAGGAAGTTGTGAGAGTGTTGGCATCAAGACTCAGATTATCAACTGTTGCAGCACCAGTAACTGCTAATGTAGTTCCGTCGAATGTAAGGTTTGCACTG